CGTGATGTGGAATACGGGAGCCGACACACGCGAGATGCTCTGCACCGACGTACGCTGCGAGACGGAGCCCGGCGCCGCAACGGAGCGCGTCGCGGGGATCGTCTGGAGTGCTGGGCCGACGACGGCCGCGGTCGACGCGTTCGCGCCCTTCGGCCGTGCTGCGCGCCCTGCGCCCTTCGACGGCCCCGCGGCCTCGTAGCCTTCGCCCGGTGCGAGCGAGGCGCGCGCGCGGTCTGCGGCGTTCCGCTCGCGCGCCGCGTTCTCTTCCATGTGCCGCGCCTCGGTGTCCTCGCTCGACTCCCCGAAGCTGCGCACGGCCTCGACCGCGCGCTCTGCGGCCTCGGCCGTCTCGCGCCACAGATCCCGCACGCCGCGCACCACAGACTCCGTGGTGCCGACGCCGAACATGCGGTCGATGAAGCGGCCGGTGGCCGAGTCGCCGCCCTCCATCATCGTGATGAGGTCATCCATCACCGCGATCACCGCGGCGACGGCTGCCGCAGTCGCGAGCACCGGGGCTGCGACGGGGAACCACGCGACCACGAGGCCCGACGCGACCGCTGCGCCCACGACGCCGAGGGCCGCGAGCGCGAGCTGCGCGACGTGGGTGCCGTTCGTGAGCCGCGCGAAGAGGCCCGCGAGCTTCGCGCCCTTCTCCGTCACCCACGAGAGCGCCGGGAGGAGCGCCACCGCGAGCACAGACCGCAGGGAGTCCTGCGCGCGCGAGAGCTTCTCCGTGGCCTGCGTAAACTGCCTCGACGCCTCGACGGCCTCGGGGGTGACGCCCCCGCCGAGCTCGGCCAGCTCCGCGCGCAGGGCTGCGATGCCGCCGGGGCCGGTGTGGAGCACGTCGAGCATCCGGCGCCCGGACTCGCCGAAGAGCTGCACCGCGACGCGCGCGCGCCGGGTGGGGCTCTCGATGTGCTCCATCGCGACGGCGACCTCGTCGAGCAGGTCGCCCGTGGGGCGGATGTGGCCGCCGGCGTCGCGCGTCTGGATGCCGAGGCGCCGCAGCATCCCGGTGGTGCCGTTGCCCCACCGCTCGGCGGCCCGCAGGCTCTGGCCGAAGGTCGCGAGCCCCGACCGCATCCGCTCGACGCCGACGCCGCCCTGCGCCGCCGCGTGGTCGAGCTCCTGCAACTGCGTCGTGGTGACGCGACTCTCTCGGGCGGTGTCCCGCAGCGCTTCGGCGTCGGCGGCGAACGCCGTCGCGAAGGCGAACGCGGCGCGGGTCGCGAGGGTCATCGCGCCGACGGCTGCGGCGCTCGCGCCGACGATCACCTTCCCGAGCCCTTCGGAGTCGACGCCCGCTTTCTTGGCGGCGGCCCCGAGGCGTGGGAAGCGCCGCGCGAGGTTCTCCCCGAACGCGGTGTGCAGCCGCGACGAGACGTGGTCGACGATGCCGCCGTAGGTCGAGAGGCTCTTCGCGAGCTCGTCGGCCTTCGCCTTCGCGGTGGTCTCGTCGTCGATCTGCTGCTGCCACGCCGCGTGCTTCTTGCCCTCGTCGCTCGCGTCGAAGGCGACCTTCGCCTCGTGCGTGGCGCGGGCCTCGGCGGCGCTCGCGCGGATCTTCGCCAGGCGCTCCTCGGCGGTGAGCGCCTGCTTTGCGGCCGCACCGGCTTTCGCGCTGGCCTTGTCGGCCTTCTGCGCGTCGCCGATGTAGCCCTTCAGCGCCTTGTCGGCCTTCTCCAGCGTCGCGAGGTCGACGTCGAAGCCGAGCTCGGCGAAGACGCTGCGGAGTGCTTCGCTCACAGGTCACCACCCTTCGGGACCGGGCGCGCCGCGTCGAGCGCGTCGCACACGTCGGCCGCGTCGATGAGGTCCGCGAGGCTCCACCGCACGGCCATCGCTTCGAGCGTGTCGTGGTAGTGACCCGAGACGGCCACGCGGTGGAGCACCCACGGTACGTGGCCGGGGATCACGAGGGTCACGCCTCCGCGGGGGCGGGGGGCTTGGCGGCGCTCAGCGCCTTCTCGACGAAAGGGAAGGACACCGACGCCGCGAACGCGAGCCACTTCAGCATCGCCACGAACTTGCCGCGGAAGTGCTCGTCGAGGTGATCGGCGTTGTCGCTCACCATCGGGAGGCGGCGGGCGCCCTCCTCGAAGCTGGTGACGCGCGCGAAGGCCTGCATGGCGTACACGAGCGTCTCCTCGTCGATGTCGCTCACGACGCCCACCGCGAGGCCTTCGAGGGCGCTCCCGACGGCCTTCGAGGCGGCCACGAGCGAGGCGACGTCGCCGAACGCGGGCGCGGCCATCTTGAGCACGCGGGCCGCGACGCGCATCGACGCCAGCGAGCCGAGCGGCAGCACGTGGTACGTGACGCCGTCGATCGTGCGGGACTGCGGCTCCGCGAGCATCACACCACCTCGCGGATGAGGCGCTCGGTGAACAGCGACCACTCGCGTTCGCCCACGGTCGCGCCATGCGCGGTGGCCGGGGGCTTGATGAACACGCACGCCTCAGCGTGCTCCACGCGCGCGCCGAGCACGTCGCGGAGCTCGAAGGGGATCGGGGCCCCGTTGCTCGCGGCCTGCTGTGCCGCGTAGAGCTGCTCGAGCAGCCGGTGGCCGTCGCTCGTGGCCATCAGCTTGATCTTGATGGTCGCGCTGCGGTTGTTCGAACGCGACACGGTGGCTTCGCCGTCGGCGCCCACGCTCGGCGTGATCGTGTCGACCATGAACTCCGTCGTGACGAAGTCGGCCTCCGTGCGTCCCGTCTGGATCGGGCGGTTCGCGAGCGTGAGGTAGACCTGATTCGAGTCGTACTGCTTCATGGCTGCTGCCTCACGCGCTCACGCGGCCCGTGACCGCGGTGGTGTGGATGGCGCCCGCGAGGACGCCGGTAAAGGTCACGCCGGGGAGGTTGCGCGCGGTCTTGTTCGCGGTGCTCACGGCCGAGGCGCGGGGCACCGTCAGCGAGAACGACGCGAGCACGCCCGCCGCGACCGCGGCAGTCAGCACGGCCCGCACCGAGGCGGCCACGAGCCCGATACCCTCGTCGGTGAAGGGGACCTTCTCGTTCGCGACGAGCACGCCGAAGACGCCCTCTTGCAGACGCGAGCGCATCCAATCGAGGTCACGCACGACGTCGATCCACTCGCCCGACGCGATCTTGCCGGGGAAGGTGAGCGCGAGCGCGCCCGCGGTCGTGTAGAAGTTGAGGTTGTACGACTCCAGCGCGGCGCGCTGCGCCGTCGTGAGGTCGTACGACGAGACGCCCGCGAGCGACTTGAAGGCGGCCGTTGCGGAGCCGGGCGCGCCGACGAACTGCCGCGCCTTCCACGCGGCGGCGGCCCACGCGGTCGCGGTGCCGAGCTCGGGGTGGTAGATGCCGTCGGTGCGCGTGTAGCCCGCGGCCTTGAGCGTGTACGCGAGGCACGTCGTCGAGCCGCTCGCGAGGTGCGCCGTGTCGCTGGTGACGTACCCGAAGACCTTCTTCGCCGACTCCACCCACGCGGCGGCGGCGCTCACCTCGGCGGCGCCGTTGGAGTCGAGCAGCAGCCCGTACCAGTCGCTGTCGGCCGCGAGGATCGCGGCGAGGTCCGTCGCGACGCCGGGGTTCGCGGTCGCGTCGAGGAGCGAGAGGTTGCCCGCGGTGACGCGCTCATACGAGTGCAGCTCGCCCGCGGCGCTGGTGCACACCACCTTCGTGGCCGAGCTGCCCACCGCCGTGACGGGCGCGCGCGTGCCCACCGTCGCCGTGCCGCCGGTGCCGCTCTGCGCGGGGACCACGATCGACGACACCTGGAGGTATCGCTTCGTCGACGTGACGGTGGCGTTGCCGCCGTTGGGGATCGCGATCGACTCGCTCTGCGCGGCGCCGTTGCCGTCGAGGCCCGAGAGCGTGATGCTCGTGGCGTCCCAATCCGCGGACGAAGAGAACGTAAACGTGATGAACCGGGGCTGGCCCAGCGACGCGCCGCCCGAGACGCCGTCGAGCGTGGCGCCCGTGAGGGTCTGCTCGCTCGCCGACGAGGCGCACGTCGCAACGATCGCGTCGACGTCACCGAGCGCGTTGATGGCGGCGGCGAGGCCGGTGCAGACGTTGGCGATGGTCGTTGCCGTCGCCGTGAAGGTCGCGGTGAGCCCGTCGACCTTGACCGTCGTGACGTCGCCGATGGCGGGCGCAGCGACGGGCGTCAGGTCGATCACCTGCGTCATCGCGAGCGCGCGACGGCCCAGCTTGATCGACGGCGGCGCGGGGTCTTGCGCGAAGACCGCCGCGGCGGCCTTGTACGCGGGGTCGTACGGCGTGAAGCCGTCGGTGACCATCTCCGAGAGGGCGCCGTACACGCGCACGCGGTCGGCGTAGAGCGCGTGGTACGCGGCCACCAGCGCCGTGCCGAAGCCCGCCTGCGACGGGGTGCGCGTGTCGCGCGTGATCGTGATGGAGGCAATGTCGTCGATGAAAGCCATGGTCACCCTGCGGGCTGGATGGAATCGGGGAGCGTCGTGCCGTCGGGGGCAGTGATCGTCGAGACCGCCTCGACCGTGGCGATGTAGCTTGTGCGGCCGTTCTCGTCGGTCTCGCGCGAGACGCCGTTGAGGCGCACCTCGAAGAGCGAGCGAGACACGAGGCGCCCGTCGGCGGTGTAGTCGGCCTGCGTCGCCGGGCCGACGGATGCGAGCGCCAGGTCGACCGCCTCGAGCGCGTCGAGCACGCGGGGCCACCGGAGGCGCGTGCGGGCCTTCTCGACGAGGGCGGCGGCGTTGTGGCCGGCGCGCTGGTCTGCGATCACCTCGACGGCGATCTGCACGACGGCCTCGCGCGGACCCTCCGTCGTCGGCGTCATCTCGTCGAGCGGGTCGGCGGCGGCCTCGTAGTCGTAGCGCGTCGCGTCGACGCCAACGCCCGTGCGCGACACCCACGAGAGGAGCACCGTCACGCCGTTGGAGGACATCGGGCGCGGGGCGTTCTCGAAGACGCACAGCGCGGACGTCACGCCGGTCACGGTCGCGGCGATGGTGCAGAGCGCGGGCTCGATCTCGGCGAGGTTCACGCGACCACCTGCCAGGTGATCGAGCTCTT